CTATTCGTCATGATTTTCGGATTCGGCAATGTAGTGAGTCGCGTCGACAGAATGGCTTAAATGCATCATTATTTTTCGATTTAGCTAGACCGCACAAGCGTGTTTGTACACAGTTTTTAGCTTTGCATGGTTTGGGCCAAACTCCGTTTCAAGAGTATGCTGATTCACCTAATAATATGAATCATGCTGCCAAGAGAATATTTGGAGCTAAGCCTAATGAACATGAGTTGAGACTGCAAGCAGGTGCTTGTGGATTGGAAATTTTGAAACATGTTGCTCGTGATGGGATTGATTGGGTAACACGTCAGACATTCAGCGTTACACCGTACCACATGCCAACTACAAATCATCATGAATTGTGTTGGCGTGCGTTGAATGGTGTGCGTGAAGCTGATATTGACGCCAATTTGCCCGCGCGTACAACACCTCGTTTTGATATTGAAGTGTTGGAAACAGCAAAATTACCAGTCCATACTTTTGTCGCAAGAGAGGCAGCACGACTGACGCGTAGTGTCAATCGTACTATGCTTAAGAAAATGGTTGACGCATCAAAGAATTCTCTGTCATGGATTTATTATTCCATGTACAAGGAGATTCTCGAGTCCTGGCATCCTTTGATACCTAGACATGCAGCAGCCAAAATTCCTCATGTGAAAAAGAAGTTAAGGCAAGCATATGTGAATAGTCGTCGTTTGCATATTGACGACGATTTGTGCATTAAACGTCTTGATGCGTGTATAAAACGGGAGTTGGCTAAGTTTGGCAAGGCACCCCGACTTTTCATCAGTTATGGTGAGGGGTGCATGTATGCCAATGAGTTAACCGAGTATGTTAAGATGTGTTTAGATGGTTTGCATTTTCTTGAACACAATGGTTTTACCACTGTGTTATGGATCATGGCTAAGCCGAAGAGCGATCATCTTGAGACGATTTTTAACATGCTTCGTGAAGCTCTAATTTTACCCAACCACATGTTTGTTGCCATTTACAGTGATGATTCTGTTTATGGTGGCATGCAAACTATTGGTGGGTCCGTCGAAAGTTTTGGTGCTAATGTTGACGTGTCGTCTAACGACTCGTCACAGGACACGCCTGCCTTTCTCACAACGTATTCTCAGTTGGCCAATTTTCACAAGGAAAGGGCATTTGGATTGGTTAAGCAATGTCTTAAGCCAATTCGATTTACCAATCCTGTTGACCGTGATGATTGGTATGAGATTGTGTTTGATGGGGCTTTTGAAGGATCGGGAACTACTTTGACTACAGTATTGAATCATAATGGTTCTTTTTTGATAGCTGCTGCCACCACTTATTATATGGGAGAACGTATCCCATTTAAAGACGCGGTTGTTTTGGGCGCCACTTCAGTTGGGCACTCAATAACAGTTGAGTCTTGGGATGAGGATGGTGATTTCGTTTTTGAACGTGCTCAGTTCTTGAAGCGATCACCTTTCCCCGTACAGTGTGGGAACAGTGTTAAGTATGTCCCGGGAATTAACATAGCCACTATACTACGTCGTTTTGGTTTAGTACAGAATGATTTAACACATGAGCAATTGTGTGTTGGACCAGCTGAATTTGAAGCGATGTCGTTCCCTGAGAGGTTCGAGCGTTATGCATCTGGCATTATGCTTGGATGGAAGCACGAACCATCTCACCCTATCATTGATGCATTAAGGAAGAGATTCAATCGTACCGACACTGTCGAGGTCGTAGCTGACTCGATTGAACACATCTTCGTTGATCGCAGTGATTTGCGTCAATCATTAGAGCATGATCAACTAACGCCTTTGGTTTGTAATGATCGTGTTTCAATCCGCCGTCGTTATGGTTTGACCGAAGCTGAAGAACAAGAAATAGTTGTTGCTATTTCCGAAATTCAGGTTGGCCAAACCATCTCTACTATTGGGTTGTCAAAAATCTATCACACCGATTATGGTGTTCCAATGGAAGATCCCAGACTTCAACCTGGGTTCGTGGAACCCGATATTGGTGATGATGGTTTTGTTCTTGATTAACGTTGACAGGGTAGGCTGTGGAGAAGTCTAGTTGACAACTAGCGCCTATTCCACATGACAGAGTTAGCGTGCATGTCGCCTTTGAAATCGACGCCTGAAGAAAGCGTAACCGATCGAAAACAAAATTAGTGATGGTTTTGTTGGAGGGATGAGCATCTGATTAGCTGGTATTCCAGTTATATCAGAAGCTCTGCTTTGAAATATTAAGTTTCCCCGACCGGGTGTTTCGCACGTTTTGTTTATAGCTATCGTATATGTTTGGGGTTCTTTAACCCCTCGTTGGTATCGTACTACCCG